TCAACGCAGTTCAGGACGCAGTTCAAACAGTTCGTAGACGATCATGGAACGGTGGAGGAGGGCCATGGGCAAGGAGAAGAAAGAGATCCCGGCCGATGTGTTGGCTGATGCTGATCAGTTATCCGGGCACTCCTTGTGGCGTCTGGACCCGGCTTTTGTTGAGGCGTTGAAAGTCGTCGTTGAAAGGCACCATGAGGTTCTACGCAGGCTCACAGATGGTCCCAGGGAGGAAGATCTTGACCCGTGAGATGACCTACTACTGCGAAGAGCCCAAGTGCGAGAACAAGCAGACCTCGGCCTCGGAAGCCCGGCCCATCACCGGGTGGCTGTTGGTGGTCATGCGGCTACCTACGGAGAACCCGTACCTGTACGACTTCTGCTCTTGGGATTGTCTGATGAAGTACGCGGCGAGCTTGGACCCACCGGAGGAGATCGAGTGGGAGACGATGGGGAGAGAGAAGAATGACCGAACTGACTGATCCGCTAGCTACGCCCACAACCATTGCCTTTGCTGGCGATTGGCACATGAATGCACCATGGGCAGTCTCAATGATCCAAAATGTCTCGTACCAGGACGTTGACGTCATCATCCATGCCGGCGACTTTGGCTACACGTTCAACACCAGCTACCTGAACGCCCTGGAAGAGGCACTTGATAAGGCTGGGATCCATCTCCTTTTCGTGGACGGAAACCACGAGGACTACGAACAGTTGTACTCGTTTCCAGTGGGAGAGAACGGTCTCCGAGAACTGGCTCCGCATATCTGGCATGTTCCCCGGGGCTTCCGCTGGAACTGGGGCGGTGTGCGGTTCATGGGCATGGGTGGCGCGCATTCAGTCGACCGGCCCTGGCGCCAGCAGGGGATCTCGTGGTGGCCAGAGGAACTGATCACGTTCACTGAGATCGCCAAGGCTGCCGCAGAGGGTCCAGTTGACGTGTTGGTTTCCCATGACTGCCCGAAAGAGGTGACCATCCCAGGCATTGACGATCGGGCGGAGAACCGGTACTCAGACTTCCCACCTGAGCAGTTGCAGTTGGCCCGTGCTCACCGGCAGAGACTGTCCATGGTGACTAGCGCGGTAACTCCGACGATCATTGTGCACGGGCACTACCACCGGGCGTACGCAGCCCACGAGCAGTTTGAACATGGCGGCGTGATCGTCTGGGGTTTGGACTGTGACGGGACCAGTTACCAGCAGAACATCCGGATAGTGGATTTGGTCGACATTCAGGCGGTTACTGGCCGTTCGCCAGAGTCAGACCAGTAAGATCCCTGACATGGCTGAAGTTATCGCTGAAGGTGCTCACGATCATCCTCTACCGCCACGAGGTCGCCGTCCCCGCTATCCATGGGAGACCTGGCGCGATGGCCAGTGGCGCTTCGCCCGGGAGGGTGTGGACTACACCTGTACGTCCGCTTCTTTCCGGACCGCCGTATACGCCCACGCTCGGATAGCAGGAACGGCGGCGCACACCTACATGGTCGATGACGGTGTCGCTTTCGTGATCCTTGTCCACGAAGATGATCCGGTCCCAAGGTATCCCGGTATGTGATTTGTCTACCCGAGGGTACGGGTGTAAGGTAGGAGTCACGGAAAGTGATCTTCTACCACAAGGAGAACAGGAGCACATGAACTTCATCCTGAAGACGGTCGGCATCATTATCGTGATCCTTGGTGGGCTGGCCAGCTTCTTGGCCAGCCAGGAGGGCAACGACAGTGCCGTACGGGGCGGTGTGATCATGGCAGTGATCGGTCTCGCCGTAGCTGCCCTTGGTTCACTGTTCAAGTCCAAGGCAGGCAGCTGACCTCAATGGACTGGCTCGCTGCTGATACCCCAGGTATCCCTGGGCAGCACATCCCCGGCCTTGATGAGCTGATGGGTCAACCATGGTTCTGGCCGGCGATGGCCGCCATAGGTCTAGCCATCGTGCTGTCCCGGCTCTGGAAGCACCCCAAGGTGCTCATCGCGGTGATCGCCGGTATCGCGGTCACGTTGTGGGTGCTCAGCCAGATCGACTAGTTCCCTTGAATCCCAACTCCACCTATCCTTCGGGGTATGTGGAGTTGGGATTTCTGGAAAAAAACCATCGAGCGTGCGATTAAAACGCCGCTTGAGGTGTATGTCATCGCTATTGGTGCTGATGGCGCGAACTGGTTTAGCGTCAACTACAACGACATGTGGAAGTTGGCAGTTGGTTCTATGATTGCCTGCGTTGCCGTGTCCCTTATCTCATCTCAGGTAGGCCCCACAAAAGACGATCCCAGTGTCGTTTAACGCCGCATAGTGCCCAGGACACCGAACATCATGTTCTGGGCCAGACCCTTCCAGTTGGACCCTTTCTCCCGCGTGTACTCGTATCCGAGGTTCTCGATCCGCCACTTGAACCGGCGACTACCCAGTGGTCGCTGGAGGTTCAGGTTGCACCAGTCCACGTACTGAACGTAGAGGGCACGAGTAGCGACTAGGCCGTCCTCCTGGGCAAGGAGCGTGCCCTCCTCCAGGCTCTCGTGGACGAACATGGCGGCCGTGTCGGTCTCCAGCTTGTACTGGTCCACCTCGGAGCGCAGGGCATTCGGCTCGTTGCGCAACCCCTCCTCGCGGTACATGCGCACGCCCTCGATGAGCCAGTTGAGGATCCCGCTGCTCTCGGCCAGGAGTACCCGCTCAGCGAACGCCCCGACCTCCTGCTCCTCGCCTATAGGGCAGTCCATGCGGATCGGCTTGACCCGGCGCCAGATGGCATCGTCGTCGGAGGTCAAGGTGGGCAGGTGGTTGGTTGACATCCAAATGACACAGTTTGGACGCCATGACACGAACTCGCCGTACAGGGGACGAGTTGTCAGGGTGTCGTTACCGGTGATTCGTTTGATCAGCTCCTCGTCCATGAGCGCGCCGATCGAGGTCTCCGAGAAGGTGACGAACCGCTTGCCCATGAGCAGGTGGAGGTCAGCCGGCAACGAGTCACCGCGACGGGACTTGAACGTGGACGCGGCAGCCGAGGCCCCGTAGTCACCGAAGATCAGTTCGATGGCCCGACACAGCTGAGACTTACCGGTACCTGAAGGTCCATGCAGGAGGAACACCGCGCGCTGGTCAGAGTCACCGAGCAGGGTGTACCCCAGAGCCCGCTGAAGGTAGTTCCGCATAGCCGTATCAGGAATGGCCCGTTCAATAAACTTGACCCATTCCGGAGCAGTTGCGTCTGGATTCCAGCTGGCGTTGAACTGCTTGGTGAGCATGTCCTTAGGATCGTGTGCGTGGACCTGGAGAGTGTCTAGATCCAGCGTGCAGTCCTTGAGATTGAGCAGGTTCCGCTTACTGTCAAAGTCCAGGACATTCGCCGTTACCATACTGGCGAACAAGCCAATTGCACCATTAACGTGTGTGGCCATACCCGAAGAGCCATACCACTTGTTGATTTCCTTGAAGTCGCTGGTTCCCCTGGCCTGGTCGACCTCGGCCCGGAGGTACTCCATGACTCCCCGGTACTTCAAACTGACCTTGGCCCCCTTGTCGCGTGCCCAGTGGGTACCGGTCCAGTGTCGCCAGTGCTTGTCCTGGGATACGAACTTGAACGTGCCCTGAGCAACTTCCGCTAGTCGTTCGGCGTTGCCAATGTCGTTGAGCATGTGCCTTTCACTGGGTACGTATTCAGGTTCGTGGTGACCGTTGCCGTTGGTGTCAGCTGGGCGCGGGGGCACGAAACTAGGCGCTTCAGTGATGGGCGTTATCTGTGCTATCTGAACCCCGTAACCTTGACTCCTGAGGGCCTTTGCGGCTGCGGAGAAATCATTTCCATAGCCATTGATGATTGCCCATGCGGCACCCTTGGTGTAACACCTCCAGGGCTCGAATTCGGTCTCAGTGGTGAAGATGAATAGCCGATCCCTTTCCGCATTACGACCCGTGGTAGCCGAGTGTCCGTCACTCTTACGCTTTCCCGGCCTCGTCCAGTAGCGGGTACCACCCACGGTTTTGCTTAGCGTCCACCCTTCAAGGATGTCAGCCCAATCGACCTTATTCTCGAAATCGTTAAATGGAGTTACTTCTGATCGATCACTGTTAATAGGAATGTATGAAAAGTGGGACACGACGGGAGCCGTTGTTTCCAGAGTTGCCCTGGCCCTGTCCAGGTGCCCCTCCAGCTCCTGGAACGTGTACATCTGTCCGTCACCGTCACCGTGCACGATCCGACACGGCTGTGGTCGACCCTCGACCTTGAGGTTCACTGTCCCAGGTATCCGGAGTACCCGAGCAAGATCACCAATTCCGGTGCCGTAGTGCCAGCTGAGTCGTTCGGCACCACGGGCAAGGATGTCCTGCCACCCCGTGGAGAGCGCCTTGACCCGCTCCAGCACGTCCTGGTCGGTGACCATCACTGGCTGCCTCAGCAGCCACCAGGGGTACAGCCCGCCACCGCTGTGGATCCACAAGGAAGGAGTGGGGAGTCCAGCTGCTCCTACGATCGAACGGGCCGTGCTCTCATCAGGGGGTAGCAGATTCTTGGTCTTGTGCCCCGGGCCGGCGATGTCGATGTCGGCCCAGAGCCCTGGAAACTCAAGGGAGTCGGACTCTCCGCCACGACCACCGAGCTTGGGTTCTTCCCGTAGCGTGCAGGCCCGCAAGTAGATCCCGGCTACCCGTGCCTCATGGCACTCTTCCACGTACCGTAGAAGATCATTAAGTTTGTCGAGGGTAAACGTACGCCCTGTCCAGCCGTTCGACGTGGACACATGGAGCAGGCCCTTGGAATCGCCATGAATCAGCTCAATAAAGGACTGTACTTGTGCCAGGTCCAGCCTGGACTGGCTAGATGTGGTGTCTACCTGTACAGTCACGATGAGTACCCCCCTACATGGTTACTGTGATCATTTGGAGTACCCCTCTTCTGGTTATGTGACCAACGGGGAACAGGAAACGCACAGCAGAGGATCAGTAGGCTGAAGCTGATCCCGATGCAGGGACCTCCTTGAGAAAGAGGTCCCTGCATCATGTGAGCCTCCGGTTAAACGAAAAGGTTTTCTGATCGTACGCCCAGCCGGTGGCTCGTGGTACCTTGCACTTCTGCAACTCTGCCTTCTCTGAAGCAACCGCCCCGGACTTGCCATCCGGGGCGTTTGCTTTTAGAACGGGGCTTCGTTGTAGCTGGGATCCGAAGATGGGGGTGTCCGTGGATAAGCAGGCTGCTGTTGGCGCATCCGATCCAGAAGACTCTGCTGGGCCTGAGGATCTGGAACTGTATGAGGACTGGGACCTGGACTTGGGGGTGCCGTCACAGGGGCGATTGGTGCGACGGGTGACTGTGCAGTTGGTACGGGCGAAGCCGCGAACTCTGGATGAGTTGCGAGCCACGTCTGTGCCCGCCCTACCGCCACCTGATCCTGAGACGCCGACTCAAAAATGAACGGGGCCGTACGTCCAGGAGTACCTGCTCCTCGACCGATGCGACCCAGGAGAAGCTGACCCACACACGGACGGAGACCCTGAATGAGCTTGGACTGGAACCACAGCACGTTGCGGTAAACGTGACCCGCAGCTCCGTAGTCGTCCTTCTCGTCCATGTTCACCACGTCGCACGCGATGGCGTCTGAGGTCTCACCGGGTGGCGTGTACTGAGTAACAATTCCCGTTTTGTACTCCATGGGCCGCACAATGAGCAGCTGGCCCACAATGTCACGGGGGTTTAGCCGATCCCCGCCACTAGGTTCACCGAATGGCTGCATTCTCTGCTCCTCTGTTACCAGCCGGGACAGCCGTGCTCATTGGCACCTACCCCGTCGTCTGGTGGTGTTCCTTGCCGATAGAACGGGCACCAACCACATAGCTTGGACGGTTGCGCTTCCACTTCAACCCAGCGGTGTGGGTTGTCGATCACATCCAGGGCGATGAGCTTAGCGCCGATGTTGTTGACCCTGTCAAGGGCCAGCTGGGCGATCGTGGGGTCATAGTCACCGACCCAGACCCACATGTCGGACAGCCAGCCAGCCCGAGGTAGGGCAACGAGGCACACCTTCTCAACCGGGAATCCCGCATTGATCTGCCCCATCCCGTACAGGTTGACCTGGATCACGTAACTCTCTGGGGGACCTTCCGCTTTGAACTTCGCGAGGTTCTTGGACGAGACCGTTTTCCAGTCGATGATCATTTTTCGTTCTGAGTCGTATAGGTCGCTGTGTCCCATGACCCAGTCGTTGGGGTGGACTCGTCGCTCGGTCAGATATCGCTGGAGCCCGTGGACTCTTTGGTAGTCAGTGACCGCCGCTTCGAGCCAGGTGTGGACTGCTGTTCCCACAACAGCTGGCCAGTGGTCATAGTCATTGGCGAAAGGAATTCCAGCGATACGGTAGCCGAGTCGTCGATCACAGGCGTCACCGAGCTCAGAGGGACCGATAGCCACTTGCTGGCTACGTGAAGAATTTTTGTCTGCCCACCCAATGACATCAGTGAGTTCCTTCCGAACCGCTAGTGCCTCACCTGTTATTGACCCCGGAGGGTCAACGAACTCAATCCAGGCTCCTGGACTTATCTCGTAGCAGGTGGGGTGTCGGGTCTGCCCTGGCTCGTAAGGCATCATTTCCTCACGGCATACGACGCACTTCAACTGGGCTTCACCTCATACTTGTAGATGAACAGACCCAGAACTCCGAGATCTTCGTGGTCAAGTTCGCCTTCGGTACACCAGCGCATAATCGTGGCGAGGCTGACTCCTAATTGCCACACGACGTTACTTACCGGCGTCAATTCATAGATGTCATGACCTGATAGCTCGTATTTATCCAGTTCCTTTTGTGCCGCCGTCCACCAGGAACCCACCTGCATTGCTGACGTTCTCTTCATTCCTTGTTTGCCCGTCTCCCATTTCCTCAGGCTGTCCGGAGACGTACCAATGAGAGCGGCGAGAGCGGTACGGGAAAGGCCCAGCTTGTCGCGGAGTTCTACAAGATCACCCTGTGTAGCGACGCTGAAACCAATTCGTACAAGGAGTTCGTCGCTGTCATCCATGCCAGGACAGTAGACCCCCGTACCCCCTATGTCAAAGACCTGCTAGTGGACACCCTATGTATTATATCGATCATGGGATTGTCCCTGGCCAAACGATTCAGCATGTTGCCCAATGCTCTTCAAGAGGAATGGCTTAATAGCCTTTCTCAGGACATGCTTGAGGAAATTGACAGGGGTGAATGGTGGTGGACTGCACGTCCGGAGCAGATCCCACCTGACGGTGGATGGTTTGTGCTCCTCTACCTGGCTGGACGTGGCGCGGGCAAGACCAGGGCCGGGGCGGAATGGTTGATCTCTCGGGTCGAGGAATATCCAGTAGACCAGTCGGGGGCGGCTACTGAGCACTTGGTTGTAGCAGAAACACTTTCCGACGCAAGGACCATCTGCGTAGAAGGTCCCAGTGGGCTACTTCGGGTGCTTGATCGACGTGGTTACCAGCAAATCTCAGGGTTACGTGAACTGGGCGAGCGCACGTACCGGTACACCAAGAGCCCTAAACCTAAGCTGGAGATCGGACCGCCGGGTACCAAGATCTACTTCGAGGGGGCAGACAAGCCCGACGTTGGCCGTGGCTACAACGCATCATCCGGGTGGCTTGACGAGATCATCAAGTGGCCGTACCCCAAGCAGGCGTGGATAGAAGGCATCATGCCCTCGATGCGGGCCAACCTGGTGGGGGACCACCCCCGGATCCTGGTCACTACCACCCCCAAGCCACTCGACTTGTTGTATGAGTGGGTAGCCCGTGACGACGGTTCAGTTCACATCGTCCGTGGCTCCACATACGACAACGCGGACAACCTGTCCGAGCAGGCCATGCAGGAGATGCGTACCCGGTACGAGGGCACCACGATCGGACGCCAGGAGTTGTACGGAGAGCTGCTGGACTCCTTCGATGGAAGCCTGTTCCGTCAGGGCGACATCGACCGGTACCGGATCGACATCCCGCCAGAGTTGGCCCAGATTGCCTTGGGTGTAGACCCGTCGCTCACTGGCGAAAACGCGGAAATGGGCATCGTGGTCGTTGGTCGTGACCGCGAAGGACACCTGTACGTGTTGGGCGATGAGACAGTTCCCGGCACCGGCAAGTTGGTTGCGGAGTACGCCTGGGAGATTTTCACCCGGTATAAGTGCGACATGTTGATCTACGAGAACACTCAGGGCAAGGAGTGGCTCTCTCAGGTCATGCTCGATGCGTACAAAGAATTGAAGAGGCAGGGCTACTTCGATGGCAGCAAGTACCAGGCGCTATCTGGCCCGCCCATGAAAGCGGTCGACTCCAAACGGGGTAAGCGGCTACGTGCCCAGCCCGTTGCCATGCGCATGGAACAGGGGCGCATGCATCACGTCGGTTACTTCGATGCCCTAGAGCGGCAAATGGTCAGCTGGGTACCCGAAACAACCGCACGAACCCACCGGGACTCCCCCGACCGACTCGACGCACTCGTCCATGCCGCTTGGCATTTGATCGGTTTCGACAAGCGCCAGGTCAGTATCGCCCGACGCAAGGTCCGGGTCACTGCCCCTGGGGAGATGTATGTACCTGACTACTTCTCAGAGATAAGCCGAGCGGACGGTAGGCATCCATCCTGGATGTGATGCTAATATGCCGCGCCTTACCGTTACGCTGTTCTCGTGATCCATCCACTGATACTCCTGATCCTCGCATTGGCAGTGACCAGGGCGAGTCAAGTCATCGTGGACGACAAGATCTCCGAGCCGATTCGAATGGCCGCGATCCGTCGATTCGGCGAGGAGGGGCTACTGACTTATCTTGTTCACTGTCTAATGTGCGTCTCGGTATGGGTGGGCATGATTGTCGCAGTCTATGCCTGGGCGGTTCTCGACCTTAATGTATGGCTTATTGGCCCGGTCGGGCTGGCTTTCTCTTACCTGGCGGTTGTGCTGAACAGGTTGAAGGGTGACTGATGGCACTGCGTAAGAAGGGGACTCCGCCCGTCACCGCGCACACCTCTATGGCGGCGGCACGACTTGACCTTAAGGCTCCGAACTGGAAGAGCTATCGGTTCCGTAATGAGCAGTGGCAGGTGGAAGCGTGGCGTTTCTATGACCTGATTGGCGAACTCCACGCCGCTGCAAACTGGATGGGCAGTGCCTGTTCCCGGGTCCGTATTTACGTTGCTGACATCGATAAGTACGGACGGATCGGTGAAGAAGCGGCCGGTGACGAGATCCAGGCCATCGCCGACAGCCTCTTTGGTGGGCCAGCAGCCAGAGCCGAGGCAATGCGTTCCATTGGCATTAACCTAACCATCGCCGGTGAGTGTTACATCGTTGGACGTTCCATCAACGGTGAACGAGATGAGTGGTACATCCTCTCCCCCAACTCCCTGCGATTTAACGGTGACGCGGTCAGCTGCGATCTCGGCTACGGCCACAAGGAGATGCTGCGACCCAACGCTGACATTGCCATTCGGGTTTGGACACCACACCCGCGAATGGGCTGGACTGCTGACTCACCAACTCGGGGATCACTACTGGCTCTACGGCAATTGGAGCTACTGACCCGACACACCTTCTCTCAGATCGATTCACGGCTCACCAGCGGTACCGGAATGCTTATCATTCCGCCGAAGATGGACTTCCCCGATGCGGACCCGGAGGAGACCCCTGCCGAGAGTGTGGTCCGGGTGCTCACCGACGCCATGACTGCCCCTGCCATTCAGGACGGTTCGGCTCAGGCCGTGGTACCGATCGTGGTTGAGCGTCCTGCCGGTGAAGGTGAGAACAACAAGTTTGAGCTGCTCAGCTTCGAGTCTCCGCTGTCTAAAGAGGCTAAGGAGATGCGCGACGAGGCGATCCGTCGACTTGCGCTCAGCCTGGACATGCCGCCGGAGATCCTGCTTGGTACCGGGGACACGAACCACTGGAGCGCCTGGCACATTGAGGAGTCCACCGTCAAGATCCACGTTGAGCCGATGCTCAACCGGATCTGCGACGCGCTCACGAAGGCGTACCTCCAGCCAGCCCTGAAGATCCTTGGTAAAGACACCGAGGCGTACACCTTCTGGTTCGATACAGCGCCACTGACGGTGCGTCCTAACCGGCTTCAGGACACCTTGAACCTGTACCAGCAGAATGTGGTGTCTCGGGAAGCGGTCCTGGAGGCGGGCTCGTACAACCCGAATACTGATGCGCCCGACGAGGACGAGGACAACCGGCGGTACATGCGTGAGCTACTGCTCCGCGACCCAAGCCTGTTCGCTATCCCCGAGGTTCGTGAACTCATCGGCATCACTGTCGAGTTCGCCGAGCCGGAACAGCCACCACCGGGCGCACCTCCGCCACCGGCGCCAGATCAGTCCATAGAGGGTGCCAGCCCGGAGGCCCTGCCTCAGCAGCCAGCAACCACTGACGCTGTCGTGGCATCTGTTGTGCCGGATCTTGTTCCACGAGCAAGTTCCACCATGGTGGCCGCTGACCTTCTCGTACATCACGCTCTTCGGCTCGCGGGCAAGAGGCTTCACAAGAGCCGTGAACGTGATCAGTGGATGCACATCCCTGCCCACAAGTTGCACACCTTCATTAAGGTGCAGGACCGTGCACATGCAGAACGGATCCTGATGGGCGCCTGGGAGCACATGGACGTAGTCACCGGCGACCTTGACGTTAATCCAGACGAGTTCCGGCTGCTTTTGCACAATTACTGCATCGAGCTGCTCATTCGCTCCATGGAGCATGGTCGTTCGCTACTGTCCATGACCCTTACCAGGGGTGGCATGATCTGAAATGGCCACCAGAGATGAGATGCGTCGCCAGCGTGAGGCGGCGATGGACGCCGCTGAAGCCGACGTTCTCAAGGCCATCATTGACGCCCTGACCAAGTGGCTGGAAAGGGTTGCCGAAAAGGTACTAGCCGCATTTCGTCGGTTCGGGTCCCCACCTGATCCTTCAGGGGTATGGGCAACATCAAACAGCTGGGAGCACGAAGTTGATCAGTTGATCCATGGTCCGCTAAACGATGCAGCCGAACGAGGCTGGGAGCTGGCCAGTGATCGTTCATTCGTCACCAGTAACTCCTTCGTTCAGGCGCAGCTTGCGGTGACTAGGAACCTTCTTGTACGTATTCCTGATGACACCTACAACCTAATCTTCGCCGAGATCAGTGACGGCATGAACAAGGGTGAGGACAACCGTCAGATTGCTGCCCGGGTAGACAAACTGCTCTCCATGACCCGCTCTGAACGGTGGAAGAACCGTGCCATCACTATTGCCCGGACTGAGACCATGCGCGCCTATAACGCTGGTGCGTATGGCTCAGGACTACAGGCGGAGCAAATTGAAGGTGTCCCCATGACTAAGGAATGGTTGGCCACCGAAGATGCACGTACCCGACCAACCCACCGAGAAGCAGACGGTCAAGAACAACCACTCAGTCAGCCATTTATCGTTGGCGGGTTCCCTTTGCAGTTTCCTGGTGATCCAATGGCGCCACCAGAAGAAGTCATCAACTGCCGCTGCAACATGTTGATGAAGGAGCGTGGCGATGGCCGTTGATCTAAGCAGTCCAGGTGCTCGTACCCTGTTCGAATATTGGGTTCATGGCGAGGGCGCGCTCAAGGTCCGTTGGGGTACTGACGGTTCCATGGACCGGTGCATTCGACATCTCACTGGCAAGGTTCGTGACCCTGGTGGTTTGTGCGCGGAATACCACAAGGCAGCTACCGGTGAATGGCCAGCAGAAAAGGGCATCGAGTCGGCGGCCCAGACCATGGAGTTTGGTACTCGATGGATGGGACTCCTGGCCCCGGTTAACGCACCTACTGGCGACCGGCGCAAATTTGTACCCGGAGCCCTGAGCCACCGACCGCTACCCCTACCCCTGATGTGGCAGCGCATGTCCGTGGGGGGCAAGCACGACGGATCCGTGGTCATCGGCACCCTCGACAACATCCACATCGATAACAACAACGTGATCGGTGAAGGGGACCTGTTCGATCCTGACACCATCGGCATGCCTCGACTTGCCGAGGACATCGCCGAGGTGAGGTTCCTGCTTCAGAAGGGCGTGATTGGTCCAAGCGTGGACCTAGATGACGTGACCTTCGAGATGCGTAACGGTGAGGCCGTGATCGTGAAAGGTCGCATCTCGGCAGCAACGTTGCTCCCGGTGCCTGCGTTTGCGGAGGCCCGTGCGTTCCGCATCTTTGAAAATGGTGTCTTGGTTGCTTCATGTGGAGTGGACGAGGGGTTGGTGCTCCCTTTTGAGTTCATCACCCTGCGCGAATGGAAGGAGCAGAAGCACCCGCGCGGGTTCCATGGACGGTTCAGGGAAACGGCCGATGCGCCACGCATGAGCGCGCCGCACCCTCCGGCGGCACATAGGGCCAAGGAAGAGGAGAAGCCGAGGAAGCGGACTACGCAAAAGAGCCAGGGCAAGGCGACGAGCAGTGAAGGTGGGCGGCACAGCAAAAAAGAAGAAACAGCCGAGGATCTTAATAAGTTGACCGTTCCGCAGTTGCGCGTACTGGCCAAGGAGAGAGGGGTCTACGTACCAAGCAGGGCTCGTAAGGCCGAGGTCATTGAGAAGATTATTGAGGACAAGAAGGACGCAGGCCCACGCACGAGAACCGTTAAGTCGAAGGACATCACGTCTGCTGAACAGCTAACCGTTGTTCAGCTAAGAGCAATTGCGAAGGACAACGGAATTCCGGTGCCGTCGAAACTTCGCAAGGCTGACATCATTAAGCACATTCAGTCATGGGAAAAGGGCAGGGGCAAGAAGGTTCTGCCTGGTTCATCCGAGACTGATTCTAAGGACGCAGCTGAGCGCGTATCCAGGAATGCAGCTAAGGAGGTGACCGGTAGTCCACGTACCTGGGACGAGATTCTTACCGAGGAAACTGGATTCGATTGGGTACCCATTAGGTCCTTGGAGGTTCCACATGGCGAGGGCTATGTAATCCAGCATGGCAGGGCATACCGTATTGACGGTGTGACATACCTTGTCGAGAATGGCTCATTTGCAAAGAGGGCTTTTGGTGGGACAATAACTCACGAGGACATTGTTAGGGAACTTCAGGAGGTTCATGACGGTCTCCCAGGAGCTTCCAGGTACCAGACCGGTTATGCGTGGCTGGCAGGACCTAACCCCAAGGACTCGTTCTGGGCCAAGCAGTACCAGATGCCAGGTTTCTCGTCATTGGCCACGGCAGGTCACGGGGGAGTTCGTATTTGGAACCGAATGGGTGCAGCTCGGACTCCAAAGTGGCACAAGGATTCACTTGCTCATGAGTTTGGCCATAACGTTTCTCAAAAGGTTGCACATCGTTCCGATGGAGACCTCAGCGCGATAAGTGTTGCGTGGCGTCATGCTTACCACGCTGATACCAGCGCTAAACGACCAAGCAGCATTGAATTTACCCATCATATTTTGCACGAGACTCATGGAATTGACATTAAGGTTGACCGTTCGAGGCTATTCCCTCATGGGGTAAGTGAATACGGAAAGTCTTCAGTAGGGGAGGACTATGCCGAGTCGGTGAGCCATTACCTTCACGGTCCCGTGGGCTGGGGCAGGCGTACGCCAGATGGTCCATTGGAGCAGATCTACTTCAGAGACCTATTTCCACATCGGGCTGCGATCTTGGACCGGATCTTCCCCGAGATTGCGCGCGCCCAGAAGGCGGCAAAGCGGGCTCAGAAGCCGACACGATGAAAATCGTGGACAACTCCGTACCATCTGAGAGAGTCTGGATGATTTCACCACGAACTGCCCTCTCCGGGCTATCGATGATATTTCCAGATTCATCTAGCATGATGATCTGTTCTTTTACGACCTTTGGCTCATCTACCGGCTCTGTCATGCCTCTAGTATGACAAGAGCACTAGGAATCTCAGGGGCAGGTACAGATGGCAGTTAATAGGACATCCTGGAGAAGCGCTCCGATCGCCGATCGCGACCAGGAGTTTGATGCCGACGACGCCATTGCCCGCCTCATCCAGCGCAGCAGTACGCCTTCCGAGTTCGGTAAGGCGTTCCTGTACCGGGAGGATGGCGCGGACCCAGCGAACCGGGAGTCTTACCGGTTGCCCATTCTGGACGTGGTAGGTAACAAGCTCGCGCTCATCCCGCACGCTGTTTACGCGGCAGCTGCCCTCTTGTCCGGTGCCCACGGTGGTCTTCCCAACGTTCCGGATAAGCAGAAGGATCAGATCCGTGACGTGATCAGCGAGATCTACGTCAAACTAAGGGAGACCTTCAACGACCCACGGATTAGGCCCCCTTGGGATCGGGGCCAGCCCCCCGAGCGCAGGAGCGACGCGAACATGACCATCGACTACACATTCGGATTCAGTGAAGGCGACGAGGTCATGCTTCCGTTTACGGTGAACTATTACAACAACACCACCGGGACCACTAACCCCACCATTCCCACCATCACTCTCAGTCCGAACTTCACCCTCGTCGATGAGGATGAAGAGACAGGCGAGGAAGAGTTCGCGGTCAAGGGCGGGGATCCAGACAAGCCGTACGGTGATGTGGAGTACGCCGACCCCGGTTACCGGGGTAAGGCCCGCTACCCCATCGACACAGAGAAGCACGTCCGTGCCGCCTGGTCGTACATAAACCAAGAGGACAATGCGGCAGAGTACACCCCTGAACAGTTGAAGCAGGTAAAGGCTCGGATTGTGAAGGCGGCCAAGGAGCTGGGAATCGAAATCAACGATTCCGAGGATGAGATGGCTAAGAAGAAGACGCAGAAGGACACGTACGCTGCCCTTGTGGCCGCGATCTCGTCAGTTGCACCTGACTCATCTGTATTCGAAGCTCCTACGCCTACAGGCCCGACCCCGTTGACCGTGACCGAGGATGGTCGCGTGTTTGGTCACCTGGCCCAGTGGGGTTCTTGTCATACCGGTATAGGCAACTCGTGCGTGTCCCCGCCTAAGAGCATCACCGGGTACAAGTACTTCCACACCGGTGAGGTTGTTTGCTCAGACGGTAAGCACCTTCCGGTTGGCAAGATCACCCTTGGTGTTGGTCACGCCAATGCGCAGTTGGGCTTCATCCCTGCTATTGAGCATTACGACTCGTCAGCAACCTGTGCTGCGATCGTTCAGGCCCGGGAAGACAAGCACGGGATCTTCGTCAGTGGGGTTACCGTCCCAGGACTCTCGGACGAAAAGGTAGCTGAACTACGTCGCTCTCCACTGTCTGGTGACTGGCGCCGGATTGGTGGAAACCTGGAACTGGTGGCCGCTCTTGCAGTGAACACCCCTGGATTCCCGATCGTGCGTGAGACCGATGGCAAGCAGATGAGCCTCGTTGCTGCCGGCATCGTTCAGGTCGAGACGCAGGTAACCGACGACACTGAGACTGGAGAGCGGCTGGACGTGACTTCTCGGGTCAAGGCGCTTCAGGAATACCTTGAGGGCCTTGCTACGGAAGCTAGAATAAGGCGGTTCAAGAAACTCTCAGAAAAGGTGTGACATGGGCTGCGGTTGCGGTGGACAGAAAACGGACAACAAAATGTATGTCGTGACCCTGCGCAATGGCACAACCCTGGAGGTCAGGGGTGAATTCGCCGCCAAGGTAGAAGTCACCAAAGGTGGCGGTGGAAGTTACCGAATCAAGTGACATGCTTGCTATTGCCTGACTATGTAGTTAATCTTCAGCTCAACTGATGCTGTGCTAGGGGCCGGTCGGTCGATGAGTTACATCGCGACCCGTGGAAGGCCCTCATGTTTGTCATTCCAGAGAACCTAAACCAGTACTCAGTTGCTGGTCTCAAGGACCTGGCGACAATCGCAGCCAAAGAGTTCGCCACTCTTCTCGAAAGCTTCCAGAACCCAGAGGACATCCCTGAGGAGAGCCTGGAACGTGCCGAGGCACTGAAGGAGTTCGGCGTTCAGGTTGCTGCGGAGATCGCTGTTCGTGAGGCCAAGGTTCAGCGTTTCACTGCGCTGAGCACCGCGCCCGAAGGTGACCCAGAGACCGAAGAGGTAGTCGAGCCCGCACCTGATGCGGCGGTAGTCCCCGAGACTCCTCCTGTTGTTGAGCTTGCCATCGAGGGCGAGATCATCGACCCGAAGAAGACTCCGGTCAAGGTGGGCGTGAGCAACATTGCCCCACATGCACCGCAGACCAAGGACACGAAGCGTAAGAGCATCGAGTTCCACAGCTTCATCGTCTCCGCAGACGTGGATGGTTACTCAACCGGATCTGAACTGGAGAGCTGGGAAGACATCGGTCGGGCGTTCGTTAACCGGACCCGTGGGTACAGCGGCAACCAGAGCATGCAGCATGGTGTTGCCAAGATCCGTAGGGATTACCCGGACGAGCTGATCGTTGACGACACCTGGTCAGGTGAGCAGCAGCAGGCAGTTTTGGAGTACGCCGCTAACGAGCGCCGTCTAGAGGGTGGGTCCCTCCTGGCCGCCGCTGGATGGTGTGCACCGTCCGAGACGCTGTACGAAACCTGCCTCCAGGTGAGCGCGGATGGCATGCTCGACACTCCTGAGGTTGTTGCTCGCCGTGGCGGTATCCGACACAACCAGGGCATCGACTTCTCGACCCTGTTCGGGGACGACTTCACCCTGCCGATCCCGGGCTACAACATCCTGACCGAGGCCCAGGTAATTGCCGGTTCACCGACAAAGACCTGTGTGGCAATCCCCTGCCCGACCTTCGTGGATGACCGGCTCAACGTTGCAGCGCTCTGTTTGACCGGTTCGCTGCTCCAGAACCGTGGCTACCCAGAGTTCGTTGCCCAGTTCACCCAGGGCGCGATCACCGCATTTGGTCACCTCATCAACCGTGAGGTCATCGCCGCGATCGTCACCGGTTCAACAGCCGTATCCCTGGCCGCAGCTGAGCCATGGGTCAGCGACGGAACGGTCGTTTCACAGATTCTTCACGCGGTGGATCATGCAGCTACCGACATGAAGTACCGCCTACGTCTGGCACGGAACGCGACCCTTGAGGTTGTTTTCCCATTCTGGCTGTACCACATGTTCCGGGCTGACTGGTCGCGTCGCACCGGCGTGGACGACCCGAACGTGAACGATGCACAGATCAACGCCTGGTTCGCCACCCGGAACATCCGTGCCCAGTGGGTTTATGACTGGCAGGACTTCTTCTCCGGTGTCACCGGCGCGAACGGTGGATTCGGTGCGGCAACTGCGGTTACTGCACTCCCTGCCACAGTCCAGTTCTTGATGTTCCCAGCTGGCACTTGGGTTCTGGCTCGCCAGGACGTTATCCGGCTCGACTCCGTGTATGACGCTGCGAACCTGGCGAACAACCTGGTGACCCAGCTGTTCATGGAGGATGGCTGGCTGCCAATGCGGATGTGCCCACTGTCCCGCGTCTACACAGTGCCGCTGTGCCCAAGTGGTGCAACAACCGCAACCCGCGCAGTGGACTGCACCGTCGCGTAACACGTGATTCGGGGTCAGGGTTCGCCCTGGCCCCGATAACCACAAGGAGATTTAAGAATGGCAATCGGCGCGAAGGCGTTTACCACTTCCGGAACCACGGTCATCCACACCGGTCCGGTCAACTTTTACGGAATAACCCTGCGCAACGCAGCGGGTACCACCGACAACGTGGTTACCGTTTTCGACAACACCGCAGCGTCGGGAACAGTTCTTGCCTCGTTTGGGCCACTGGCAACCGCCGGTGCCGCGAACTCGTTCGCCCAGGTGATATTCCCGGCAGCAATCCGAGCAGCAATCGGAATTACTGTTGCCATTACCGGCACCACCCCGAACATCGTCGGTTCGGTCCTCGCCGACTAATCGTCGACCAAGTGGCTGAAGGGAAAGTCCAGTGGCCGTAACTACTGGTCCGGTCTATATCGAGACACCGCCGACTCCTGCGGTGCCGCGATACGGGCTGTTCACGGTGGCTACCGGTCCACTGGACCTTCCTGTGCATGCCCGTAACGGTGGTCTTCAGTACCAAGTGGCCACCTGCGAGTTGCCCGATGGTTATGCAGTTGCCTGTACCCCAGCCACCAAGACGTTTGATGCTGGTCCTGCCACCATTACCGGCAACCCGTTCGTAGTCCTGTCCACGTTCACTTGTGGAACTGTGGGAATGACTGAGGAGCGGGCTCGTGAGCTTGTTGTGGCTCGACTCAAGGCCGGCGAGCAGGCGGCGGTCGAGGCGATCTTCTCGGCGCAGGCCAACGGTCAGTCACCTGGTTTGTCCAACAACGCCGCCGTGGTCACTTTGGCTGCCGCTACCACCATCCCCGCCGCGATCTCGGCACTTGAGGACTGGCTTTATAGCCGGTACGGGTTGCCTGGCGTAATCCACGCTCCCGCTTCGGTGGGCGCCTGGATGATGGACCACACGCAGATGATCAAGGATGGGCAGATTTGGCGTACACCATTGGGTACGGCGGTCTCCTTCGGTAACTATGCCGGTACCAGCGCCGTGGGCGCAGCTCCAGCCGCTAACCATGAATTCCTTTACATCACTGGTCAGGTAGCGGTATGGCGTACCCCTGACAGTGAGATTTTCGTATCACCTTATGGGCAGACGATTAACCGGTCCACGAACCAAATGTTCATGGTGGCGGAACGCGAATATGTCGTCACGTTTGACTGCTTTGTTGCGACTATTGACGCGACCTTGGCATAAGGGAGTTTGATCATGGCAGTTGTTTACCCCGGCGCGGGCGAAGAGGCCGAGGTTGCGAATCGGCTCCTGGAGTTGGCCGAGAACCCAGCCGACGTCAAGGTAACCACCGACACGGCGGATAGTACTGGTCATGTGGCATTCATCGTTCCCGATGACCTGTTGGATGCATACCTCGCTGACCGGGACTCCGACGATGCCGAGGAGAACAAGCCCAAGCGCCGTGGCCGTCCACGCAAGGTAGCTGAAGCACCTAAGACCACGGAGGAGTAATGGCCTCGATCTGTTTCCAGCCGTTCCGGGTTCCGATTGTTCGGGTGACCAAGACAGACGCCTGTGGCACCCCGGTTCTCAGCGCGTGCTCGTCGGTGACTACCAGTGGAATCATCACGGTGGAGCAGACCGCAGAGCTGAACGATCGCCAGGACTTCTTCGCCCTCAACGGTGATGGCCAGGCATGCATGGAGGACACCAGTCCACCGATCTTTAAGTGGATCAACGTCACTGTGACCTTCTGCAATGTTGACCCGGAAATGTTCAACATCATGACCGGTGAGCCACTTGTACTAGACGATGCGGCGAGCCCTAAGGCGGTTGGTTTCCGCACCCGGCGTGGATCCGTGAACACGTCGAACTTCGGCTTTGAAGCGTGGTCCCGGCTAGGTGGTTCCAGCAACTGCGCCGAGGGTGTCGTGAACTACGGCTACTTCCTTCTGCCATGGATGGTTGAAGGAATGGTCGGGGACATGACCCTCCAGAATGGTCTCGCCAACTTCACCGTCACCGCCCGGTCGCACCGCAACTCGCTGTGGGGTGTTGGTCCCTACACGGTTATTACGAACCAGACCGGACCCAACGCCGGTAACCCTGGCCCGTTGCTGACCGCGATCACTGCCGATGACCATCGGCACATCCAGGTGACGGCATTGGCCCCACCGGTTGAGTCTTGTGGCTGTTCTGCTCTGCCACTTGCTCTCGCGGTGGCACCTACCACGGGCCTTGCGGCGGTGGCGCGAGTCCTGACTGTGCCCACATCGCCAAGTGGTGGGTCGACCCTTCCGGCGGTTGTGGACTGGGGTGACGGCACGGCGCTTCAGCAGGTCACTGTAGGCCCGACCGTTAACCACACCTATGCTGCGCCAGGTACTTACACTGTGCGGTATTGGCCGAAGAACTTCTCTTCGCAGTACTACACGTCAGTACCGATTATCGTTTCATAAGGGGGTGCCATTTGCAGGTACCGTGCGGATGGGTTGTTGACCCAGCGTGCTGTAGCTCATGGGACACCCTAGATCCGGGAGTACAAGCCAACGCGGAACGGTATGCGATCCAGGTCATCTGGGCACGCACTGGACGCAGGTTCGGATTGTGCGAGAAGACCGTTCGTCCTTGTGGTCGTTACATAACCCCATGGCCGTCGATCGCCGGGTTTGAGTACAGCGCGGGCACGTGGATGATCCCATTCATCGATGGCTTGGGCGCATGGCGTAACTGTGTCTGCCCGAGCGAATGTTGCACGTGCCGACCCCTGTGTGAGGTGTTGCTCCCGGCACCGGTGAACTCGGTGAGTGAGGTGGTCGTTGATGGGGTCGTCATCACTGACACTGCATATCGAGTGGATGACTACAGGTGGTTGGTCCGGACGGACGGGGGTTGCTGGCCCGACTGTGTTGACTACAACGTGGACTCGGGGGAGGGGTTCTTCGAGGTCACGTACCTGAAGGGCTGGCCTGTTCCAGATGATCTTTTGGTGGCAGCTGGAACGCTGGCGTGCGAGTTCGCCAAGGCGTGCATCGGGGACGGCACATGCCGCCTTCCTGGCCGCATCCGGTCACTAACCCGTACAGGTATTGAGGTGTCGTTCACGGACACCGACACGCTCCTGCGTAACGGGCTTACCGGCATCATTGAGGTGGACCAGTTGCTCATGGCCTACAACCCCAACAACCTGGCCCGTGGTCCCCGTGTATGGACCCCGAGCAACACACCGCCACGAATAGTTACTAGTCCATAGGACCCGATATGGCCAATGTTCTTTATGATCCGGCGAAGACGGCTCTGTTGAAGGCCGACTTGGACCTAGACAATGACGTCCGGGTAATCCTTGTTGATCTGGCTGATTACACGTTTTCGGCGGCGCACGATTTCTTGGACGACGTCCCCGGGGCCGCCCGAGTAGCGGTCTCGGGCGCCTTGGTCAACAAGACTTTCGTGAACGGGGTTTTTGATGCCGATGACGTCACCATCAACTCGGTGACCGGGGACCAGTCCGAAGCACTAATCCTTTATCAGCACACCGGTGTGGACGCCACATCTAGACTAATCGCCTTCTGGGATACGGGTGTTTCCGGTTTGCCGTTTACCCCCAATGGGTCCAATGTGGTCATTACCTGGTCCGCTGGTGCCGCCAAGATCTTCGCGCTGTAGGCATCATGACCTGGCCAATGATGGACTCAGGCATAGCCCTCTTGGGCGGGGCTGACACTGCTACCAGTTTGCCAACCACGCTCACGGCAAATGCGACTCCAAATGCTGATGGTGCATGGGTAGAGCTAATAACGCTGACTACATTTCCAGTGTCAAGCCTGATCCTTACGCTGATTAACGCCACTGCTACCGCCGGTGTAGCTCGGCCGATTCTGTTGGACATTGGTGTCGGTGGCGCTGGCAGTGAGACGGTCCTGGTCTCGCACGTTTACATTGGCTCCCAGGCTGGTTCCCGCTACTACGAGTTGCCCATTCGGGTTCCTACTGGTACCCGGCTCTCGGCCCGTATCAGGGCGGCAGTGACTGTGGACACGGCACAGGTTCAGCTCATTGCTCGTGGTGGGGGCTGGAACCAGATAGCTTCAGCGTCACGAGCCACAACCTATGGCGATGTCGGAGCTTCTTCATCGGGAACCCTGCTAACTGCCATTGTGGCTGGCAACACCAAGGCGGCCTGGACGCAGCTGACCGCGAGCACCACGAACCCGTTGCGGTGGCTATTGGTAAGTATCAGCGGCCCGGTAGATGAGGCAACGTGGACCTCACGGACCTGTCTGACGGACATCGGGTTCGGTGCAGCGGCGAGTGAAGTAGCGCTGATAAGTAACATTGCAGGTAGCTGGTCCAGCTCAGAGTCGTACACCGGTAATCCAATTCTCATTCCATGTGAGCTGCCCATTGGCACACGATTGGTAGCCCGTTATCAGGCGGATGCCACCAGCGGTGCTCCTACTGAGCGGCCCTCCGTGGTCGTCATTGGATTCGACTAGGAGGTAGACCATGGCACTTGCCGTTGAGTCGTCAGGATCGCAGACCGCCACTATCGGCGTGGAACACTCACTGGCCACTGTTGCTACCGCGAAGACTCGCGTCCTGGCGGTAGACCTGAACAACCTTGTTGCCGGCGACACCGTCGAGCTGCGGATCAAGTCCAAGGCACGAGCTGCGGACACTCGTCGTGAGTGTTACCTAGCGACTTTCATTGGGCCACTAGGCCAGCCGCTGTCCTTCTCGATCCCGGTACCTATGGCAGCAGCTGACGGGGAGTTCTCACTGAAGCAGACCGCCGGAACGGGACGCGCGTTTCCGTGGGCCGTGTACACACTCGATTAATGAGTTGAGAGGAGTGGGCGGGTGTCCACCTACACCACGTACCTCGCCCACTATCTGGAAGATGCGGGCAGTGGGGCGCTCGATGTTCCCTCGATAGGTCCGGGTTCGGTACTGGGCACCCCTTCGGTTGATGCGTCTGGTGACGTATCGATAAGCCCACCATCCATTGGCCCGAACATCACACTGGGAAGTCCTACAGTTACGAGTACAGGTGATGCTTTTCTTGCTCCACCGTCCATTGGTCCGAACACGCAACTCGGCACCCCTGCGGTGTCGGAGCAACCTACGGGGCAGGTCGACATGACTATTCTGCCGATAGCCAACGCGCTGTTGGCCTGCCTGTGCACTGAAATTGCCTTGGTACCTGATCCCCCAGCGCAGTGCTGCTTGCGTACAGGTTTGACCGTGGTTCCAGGGGTTAGCCTCAACGAGGATGAGTGCTGTACCGGTCTAGCTTGGGTACGGTACGTGACCAGTTATCCATCCGAGCAGAACTTCCCAGAGCAGGATCCAGCACCTGGCGGTGGCTGCCCTCCGGACTGGTTTGCCGTGGTGCTGGAAATGGGCGTGGTGCGGTGTATGCCTACGGGGGACCTGTATGTCAACCCAACCTGTACCGAGTGGACCCTAGCCGCCACTAATGTCATGAACGATGATGCGGCGATGCGTCGGGCCTATTGTTGTTTGCCGGTAGCGAATGACATGAAGATGCTTGGGGTATGGGAACCTCTACCTACTGAGGGACGCTGTACCGGTGGCATTCGAACCGTCACTGTGCAGGTACCTAACTGCGATGGTTGCGAGGAGTTGTAATGGACAAGCGGACCGTCAGGGTGCTTACGTCGTTTGACATGATGACCATTGGCGACGTCTACGAAACAGAGGTTGACGAGCGTACAGAGGCCCTTGTTGCAGCTGGGTACCAGGAGTACGTGGACGTTCCCGAGGAACCCGTCGAGGAACCGGCAGTTGAGGAGCCCAAGCGTCGTGGCAAGGGTTCAGATCGATAAGGCGCAGGCTCAGGCGTTTGTCAGTGAGCGTGCCTCGGTTCTGGTGTCCAGGACCGGGCGCAGAACGTTGAACGGAGCCAAGTCCCTGGTCCCGGTGAAGACCGGCGAGACGCGGGCGAGCTTGGGCATCCTCATGTTCAAAGTGACCCGCAACGGCGTCACGATGCGGGTCGGGTCAACCCTGAAGAAGGCGCACTACCTTCACGAGGGCACCAGACGCCACACCATTCGGCCCACCCACCGTAAGGCGCTCAAGTTCAATGCCGCAGGGGTGGTGTACATCCGAGCCAAGGTGCGTCATCCGGGCATTGGATCAACCCCCTACCTCACCGCAGCGCTACGTGCCGTGGCCATTCCGGAGGGGTTCATTGTGGAGCGCTCGCTCCCCGCACGTCTAAGGCCACGGGAGGGTACCCTGACCCCATGACGGATCAGGTGAAGTACGTGATCGGGGATCGCGAGGTCGTTTTCAACCGGCCCACTGACGGACAGATCGCAGCCCTTATCAAACTCGTGGAGGGTATCCGTAAGGCGAATAGCGCACAGGCCAACAGTCAAGTCATGCGCCTGTTTGCCAGACTACTTGGCATCTTCGATGCCTTGATGGCGGACCCAGAAGACGTTGAGCACGTCGAGGACATGATGATCTCCGGCAAGTTGGACCTCATGGAACTCATGAACGTGATCAAACAGTTCTCAGAGGACGAGGAAGCCCCCACCACCGGACCGAAGCCGCGAGCGCGGCGTGCCCGTACATGACCCGATTGCAAGTTTGCGTCCCTGGCCAATAACCGTCACGATCGCTGGCCAGGACTACACCATCCCAGCCCTACCTGCCTCTGTGTGGCTAGAGGTTCTCCTTGCCTCTCGGGTCCAAGTGTTGGGCGTCATTCCAGGTCTACTTGGAGATGAGGATGGGATTGAGCTGGCCATGCGTATGGCCGAAGCTGAAGTTGACCTGGATGAGGTGTACCAGGCGTCGCTAGATGCCATCGCTGTTGCCGGGGGACGGTCCTGGTGGTGGTGCCTGTCCTTCGCAGCTGGAATGGGTGTCGCTTGGAACACCCTCAGTGGCCACCTGATCCTGGCCGGGGTTGATTGGGACAAGCTGTCCCTAGCCGGCTTCTTCGATGCTGCCTATGCCCTTATCTCAAGGAATATTCCCAAGGAGAAGCTGCAACTCTTGGACCTGGAATTGAACTCTCCCCCACCAGGTGTGGAGGTGCCATTCGATGAGGACGTTGAGGCACAGGCGTTCATGACCATGATGAGCGAGGCACAAGGTCCTCTTTAGCCGTTTCTACCCCTAACATAGGGGCATGGCGCTGGGCCGTGCCTTTATCGAGATTCACGCCGATACCAAGCCGTTCAAGAAAGAACTGCTGGAGGAGGTGCTCCTTGCCGTTCAGGTGATCGAACGGAGCATCCGGCCACTCTCGGTGAAAATTGGCGCCCAGGTAGCCGATGGTGTCGGGGAAGGAATTGCGAAGAAGGCCGGTGGCATTGGCCGCAAGATTAAGGAAGAAGTCGAAAAGACCAAGCCGAGAGTCAATGTTGATGTTGATGTTGATCGTGGTCGGATAAGGCGATTCTTTTCCAACCTCGTTGAACAGTTCCAGGATATTGGGGCACGTCTTGGACCAGCTGTTAACAAAGTCCTTGGACCGTTCAGTGACCTGATCGCGAACCTGTTCAATGTGCCAGCCGGTAGCCCGTTGGCCGCCATCCTGACTGCTCTGGCATTCGTTGTTCTGCCTGCCTTGTTGCCATTGCTCATTGCCGTGGCTGGTGCCGTGTCCAACCTGATTGGACTGTTGGCCCTGGTCCCAGCCGGTCTCGGCTTCATTCTCGCTGTAGTCGCGCCACTGATAATTGCGTTCCACAACCTCAGTGACGTATTCGATCTAATCTTTGAGAAAGATCCGGAAAAGCTCAAGGAAGGACTTAAGGGGCTATCCCCGGCCCTTCAGACTCTGACCGGGATCCTCCGCACGTTCGCTCCCGCTTTCACAGCCATAGCGAACCTGGTTCAGAAGTCGCTGTTTGAACCCATTAACCAGATCCTGACACCAGTTCTCAAGGCGCTCCTACCTCTACTGTCCGGCGGATTTGCCACCGTTGCGGCTCAGGTTGGTGCCCTGTTCGCGCAAATAGGAACCTTCCTGGCGAGTCCACTGTTCCGGGACTTCCTGACTAAGCTGTTCCCCTCGATCGGCAGGATCCTCCAGACCATTAGCCCTGCCATCATCCATCTGCTCTCCGCCTTCACGGACGCAGCTGAGGCCGGGCTACCGGCCCTGGAACAGGTTTTCCGTGGACTGGCTGGGTTCCTGAACAGGTTTGCTGACTTCATCGAGAAGTCGGTACGTGACGGGTCTTTCCAGGACTGGTTGACGAAAGCCTTCGATACGTTCCAGGACATCTCTGGCCTAGTCCAGGCGATCCTTGGGTTCCTAGGCACGCTGTTTGCCCAGACTGAGGATGAGGGCGGCAGCATCATTGAAATCTTCACTAAGTTCTTCAAGGATGCGACTGACTTCTTTAACTCGCCCGATGGTCGGGATCTCTTGGAGAACCTTGCCGACCTGGCTGTGGTGTTCACCGACAACCTCAGGGCAATGTTGCCCATCCTGTCCTTGATGCTGCTCCCGTTCATCGCCGTTTCGAAGATCATTAATGAGATCATCTTCGGTATTCGGAAGATCATTGAGCTGATCACCAACGCTAAGAACCTGCTCGGCGGTATTGGGTCCGGTATAGGTGGACTGGCCGCCGCCGCTAGCAGGGCCGCAATCCCACACTTCGCTGAAGGCGGCATTGTCACCCGACCCACCATCCTTCAGGGAGGCGAAAGGGGACCCGAGGCGATCATCCCGTTGAACAATCCACGTCGTGCTGCCGAGGTAATGCGTCAAGCTGGTCTCTCCACCGGGACTACCAACGTCACGGTGTGGCTAGGAACCACACAAATCATTGACATCCTGGATACTCGTATCGACCGAGGATTCCAGGACCTTTCCCGTGACCTTGCCCGAGGACCGAGGGGAGACTAGTGCCCAGCATCAGCGTCGACCCAGTCGTTGACCGGGCCTACATGTGGGTCCAGGTCGATTGGGCGGACATCCCAGCGGTCACTTGCATAAAGGTGGAACGGGTACGCACTGACAATGGCACCCGTATTCCACTTCGGGCCTACATAGCACCGTGCCAGGAACTAGGAGAGTGCCTTACCCTAAGCAATGGACTGGCCGTCTTCTACGACACGGAACCGCCACTAGACATCCAGTTCCATTACGAAGCTACCGACTGCTCCGGGGTCATCACCACGGTCAGCAGCAGCGACCTACTGACCCTGCCCAGCAACAGCAGCTTCTGGCTAAAGGACCCAGTTCGTCCTTGCCGTGACATTCCCGTCCTGGTGAGCAGTTTGAACAACTGCGATCCAGCCAAAGGCACGTTCTTCCTTCAGATGCAGGAGGAACTGTACCGGGAAAACTCGTTCACCCTGCTCCCCAACAACGCCAAGTATCCTGTGGCGATCTCCCGTACCAGGCGTGGAGCCACTTCCACTCTCATCCTGGGGACCCGCAAGTTCATCGACCGTGATGCGGTCCTAACCATCAACGACCCCGGCTCACCGCTGCTCTTCCAGGGTCCAATCGAGTACGGGATCCCTGACCGGTACATGTCGATCGGTGAGGTAATGGTCGCTCGCGGCCTACCCGATCACCGCTACCAGCCCAGGCTCATCAGCCTGCCTCATGTTCAAGTTGACCGTCCGGTCGGAACTACCCAGGGCATTTGCGGATCCAGGTTCATGGACCTTTGTGACACGTTCGCCACTTGGGCTGATGTGACTACAGCGGGACTTACCAGCGTCGACCTGGTGAAGGGTGAGGCATCCCAGCCTGGCCTGGATCAGCGTGACTGGATTGACGTGGAGACAGGTTTCGCAAACTGGCTAGCGGTTGAGGGCACTGGCCGCACGTGGCGTCAGCTTCGAGAGGGACTGTGATGCTGGCCGGTGGAACTGACCTGCTCTATCGAAACGCCCTGGCCACCAGCCATGAGCCTTATTTTCGGGTGGAGGTATGGCGAGGAGATGAGCGCCTGATAGATGACCTGGTCTACCTGTCTGGTCAGCTGCGGGCAACGTTGGCTTCTCGGGTGTCCCGGACGCTGAACCTGTCGGTTTACGAGACCATGTACCCCTTCAGTTCCGACGACGTTTTGGCTCCGTTCGGGAACTACGTTAAGGCTTACCGGGGAATTAAATTCGCTGATGGCCATAAGTATGTGTGGCAGGTCTTTCGGGGCCGTATTGCCCGTGCTGATTTGAGCACTGATGGTCAGTGCCAGATCCTCTGCAACGACCGTGCTGATGACATAGTTCAGGCTCGGTTTGAGAAGCCCGAATCATCCCAGGTCGGTGCCTTTGTTATCGACGAGTTCAAGCGTCTGGTGTCCGATGCGTTGCCCGATGCCGTTTTCGGGGTCAGCGATCGTTTTGACCAGCGCGTACCGCTCTTGACCTGGGAGCATGATCGGGGGCGAGCCCTCGACGAGATGGCCACTGCAACAGGTGCCTTCTGGTACCCACTTGCTAATGGAGACTTTGTGATGCGGCTTGCCCCATGGACGGTCTCTGGGCAGGTTGTCGTTGTCCTGTCAGATGGCGCAGGTGGGATCATCCAGGGTTCCACTGCTACCCGGTCCCGCGAGTCGGTGTTCAACTCGATCACGGTAACTGGTGAGCGAGCAGATGGAACTGAACCTGTCTTCTACACCGCACGGGATGAGAGCCCAAACTCGCCCACCTTCATCTCTGGCCCGTTTGGGGTACGCAACAAACTAGTCCAGCTGAGTACGCCGACGACTCAGGGTAACGCCAGATCAGCTGCCGAGTCCTACCTTCGTCACACGACAGCGCTCACTGAACAGTGGGGCTTCAGTTGTACGCCTGATGCGTCCTTGGAGCTAGGTGACGTGCTCGGACTTCAAGTTCGAGACAGGAGTCCGATTGTTCAGGTGATCGAGTCCTTCACGTTGCCCATGGATGTACAGGGTGGACTCATGGCAGTGCAGTGTCGTTCGCAGGTTCTAGGCGCATTGGATGAGCTGACAGGATTCGATTCGAATGGCTAATATTGCCAGCCAGATTGCTTCAAATGCCTCCGCCCACGGGGTTCGGATCGGCAAGGTGGTCACGGTAAGCCCGTTGACCATTAACGTTGCCGGTGGGGTTTTCGAAGCGGGCCGACTGGCCTCTTATACTACGATCAACGTGGGTGACATCGTAGCTGTATCACGTCAAGAGAACAGTTGGCTTGTGCTTGGGGAAGTCCTAGCTCCGTAGGGAGGTGTATCGATGGTTGCGTTCACATCCACATTCGCCTTGCCGTACCAGCAGGGTACTGATGCTCCATGCGATGCACCCGAGGTATGGTGCGATTTCACTGATGAGCTTGACGGTCTTCTGTTCGGGTTCGACCAAACTTTGGGACGGTTGACCCCTACCATTCCCATGGCAAAAGTTGTAGTTAACAACACTTTCCAACTGTTCGGTAGCCCTACCGTGGTGGAGTTCGACACGGTGGAGTTCGACACTGACAACATGGTTGACCTAGACCGCATTAACAGCAAGGTGGTACCCCGACGTAACGGCACCTACTACTGCGTAGTTACTGGTGAAGTCTCGGGAACTGCCACTGCTGGTGGCGTGCTGGGGGTCATCGTTACGGACGGGTTCGCCGGTCCAAGTGGAAGTGGTTTTATCCTGGGCGGCAACACTGAGGACATGATCCGTTTGTATGCGTCGGCAGACTACAAGATGAGGGTTAGCGGTCCTATGGTCTGGGACGGAACTGACACCTTTGGGTTTGGCGTGGTGATTGAAAATATCAGTGCAATCACCTTGAACTTCAACAAGATTGAGTTCACGGTGTACTGGATCAGCGATCGGATTACCTGATGGAGTTCTCCCCTAACCTCAACTTCCCGTGCCCCTCCCCTGAAGACTACGGAGCCATTGCTCTATATATGCAGCGGTTGGCATTTGAGATTGAGGAGAAACTAAATGCAGAGCAGGTGAGCGCTAACCTCGCCTATCGCCCGTTCACTGACGTTTGGAAAACGACTGCTATTTTTGGACCTATTTCTTCGTCTGGAATACTGTTCATTGATTGGTTGAATAACCTAGTTTTCCGTAACTACACGCTTTCCGGCGCCCCCCGGTTCGGGGGAAGCTCGGGGACCTTTCCTGCGCCAGGCGTGTACCACATGGGTTTCTTCGTCAACACCACTACGGTAGGCGCGGCTAATGCGGACAGTTTCCGCCGGGTGGACATGAAGATTCAGAAAGAGACGAACATTGGAAGTGTGACCTTCTACAACATTGATCGCTTGATTGGTGAAGAGGGCATCGCGGGGGGCAATTTCTTTGGTTCTGAAGGTGTGGTCATCATCGATCAGGACTATCAGGCGTGGAAGGCGGTCACTGAGTTCACCCATGGCAATACCAGTAGCGACATGAACCTTCAGGTAGGCGCCTTGGCTTGGCGTACCTACCTCGGTACCCTTGACCAGATTACGGTGACGTGATGGGTGGAACTACGCCGATCTACTCGATCCCGTATCCATACATTGACGAGGTCATGAACGCCACAATGTTCCAGAACTTCGCCAATGCAGTAGACACTGCTATCGGTACCGTTCAAACAGCGGTGAACGCAAACTTGGATAAACCTCAGGTTGAGGTAGTTGCTAACAGCATGGCTATACCGCTAGCCGTGCAAACTACTATCAACACTTGGGGAACCCCTAAGCGTGACAACACCGGAATGTACAGCGCAGCAAGCCCCGATCGGATCACTATCCAGACGGCTGGCATCTACATGGTCCAAATTACCCAGAACAGCCTGAATCTTGGCGGTGCCTCCACTCAGACTTCAGTACTCTGGGAAATTTACCAGAACGCTATCCGACAATATGGTGAACGTAAAAATGACGTCAACAGTACGTCCCTGCCACAGACAACTGTGAATGGGCTGATTCGTTGCAATCCAGGTGATGCTATTCAGGTTACGGTTCTATGGACCGGGACGGGTACCGCCAACCTTTTCTTGGCCAATTTGGCCGCCCACTTTGTCTGCCCGCTCGTCTAAGAGGTTCCCATGCCTACTAACACTGCCGACCAGCAGATCCCGCTCCCCATCGACGCGGACACCGCTGACGCTCCCGTCGCCTTCACCAGCTACACGGGCGTGGTCGAGAACCGGCTCGTGCGTAGGTACACCAACGATGCTGACCGTACGGCGCGTGACACCTCCCCTGCCGCTGGTGAGATCACCTACAACGGCACCACGATGGACTGGACTGACACCGTCCCTCGTTACCGGGAGATCACTCCACTGTTCAGTCGCCTGACCTCAGACTCGGCGCCGGTCAACAACAGCACCACATTCGCCAACACGGGCATTAGCTTCCCGGTCAGGGCCAACGCGGTGTACGACTTCCGGAACCGGTTGTTGTGTTCCAGTGCCACCGGCCCTGACATCAAGTTCCAGTGGACGTTCCCTGCCGGCCTGACCATGAACTACATGGCCCTGGGCATCGCGGTGGCTGGTTCGGCGCTCACTTTCCAGAACGCCATCCAGACCACTGTGCCAGCCTTCGAGGGTTCCGGCTCGGACTTCACGGTGCTGTTCCAGGGCTTGGTCATTGTAGGTGGTACTGCTGGCACGCTCCTACTTCAGTTCACTCAGAACTCGGCGGTTGCCTCCAATACCCTGATCCGGGCACAGTCTTATGGGACCCTCATTAGGGTGGCGTGATATGGCATCACAAGGTTATTGGGATTGGGTCAAGGCGGGCAAGCAGTACAACCTCATACGGCCTGCTCGTGATCTGCAACGAATCCTCCGTGTCCACGGGCTCACCGTTTACGACTACCCGGACGAGGATCATCTTCAGGCATCGCGACCTGAAGATCACACACCGTTCTCTGTTACCGGTTGGCCGGGAACTAATGCACGTTGGAATGCTCGGGCTCTTGACATCATGCCGCGCACCAATGTGCCCTTGGCTGAAGCCAAGAAGGAGAACGCGGACATCGCTCGGCGAATCATTCAGGACAAGAACAACAAGGTCGTTGGCACGGAGTGGATCAAGTATCTGAACTGGACCGACGAAAAGGGCAACACGTTCCATGTGTCATGGCAGCCCAATTATTCGGTGGGTCCGTCCGCCGACGCTGGCCATGTACACATTTCCGGTCGTTCAGATGCCGATAACGACACACGGGCTGCTAATTACGATCCGTTGAGGGAAGATGACGACATGACCACAGCAGACGAGGTCTGGGCACACCGTATTACTGGTAACAACCCCGATACGGGGCAACCGTACGACTTCTCGGCCGCTGACATGCTTGCTGGTACTAACTATGCAGCATGGAAGACGCTGAGCCAGTCACAGGCGAACGCAAAGGCTTTGGCTGATGTTCAAACCGCCCTGTCCGAGATCAAGGCGATGCTTCAGGCCGGTGGTGGCACCGCTGAAGGTGTAGTGATCATCGAGAAGATCGAACAGCAGACTGAGATCCTGAAGAAGGAGATCGAGGCTCAGGTTGAAGATGCCGTAGCTGACCTGGCTGTTGGTGGCGCGACTAAGGTACTTGGCCCGGAGGAGTAAGTGGCACGGGTAGCGTTGCCGGTGAGCCGGCTTAGTCGTATCGACGTGTTCCCCATGAACGCGGCCGTGGGTGATGCGACAAATGATCACGACATGGTCAATAATGGCTACACCGTAGTTCTTGTGAACAACATCGGCGGGTCTTCACATATCGCACAGGCGGTCATTTTGAAGACCGTAGATGGACAAACTCCCACGGTCATTTCCTACACTATTCCGGCAAACTCATTTGTTCCGCTCGGTCCGTACCCAGTGGATATTTATGGGGATCATCTACTGTTCAACACAGACCATGCTGATCTCAAACTGAGAGCGTTTAGTTTGCTTTGACCTTTGGAAAGGGACTCAATGCAGCCCAATGACCCAGGACCCGTAGTGGTGATCGGACTGCGCGAGATCTACGAGGCGGTGATCTCATTGAACGGACAAGTAACCACGTTGGTCAGTCAGACCAACGGCGCGGCCCACGAGATAGCGGACCATGAGAGTCGCATCCGCCTTTTGGAGAAGGCACGTTGGCCGCTCCCCGCGCTCTCGGTACTGATCGCGTTGGCCGCTCTAGTCCTAGCCCTTGTAAGGCCATGAGACAGCTCTTCACGTACTCCGTGAGCGTGCCAGCTGAAGATGTCGTGGACCTAGTCCAGGAACGCATCCAGCTGGCGATTGATCGCGCGGTGAGACTGGATCGCCACATGGACAGTGCTTCCGTCGAGCACCACGAGGACAGCACTAAGTTCATCATCAAGATCCAGTACAAGGGGGTCGACCGATGGTGGGTGTCCAAGCGAGTACGGTTCGCCATGGCCGCGCTGCTCGCCAAGGCGAAGGTGCCGGCGTCCTCGGTGGAGCTGGTGACCGTTCAGATCCTCCCCGACAAACGAGCCCTGAAAGCCCCTGAGCGTAACCCTAATTCAGGCCCCAAGTCCACCCTAAGGCGCTGGGAGGAACTCCAGGAGAAGCGGGCTGCAAACGCTTCTGAGGCGGCTTCAGGGGGTACATAGGAGCCATGCTAGCCATTTTCGTGATCGTTCTAATGATCGTTGCGTCAACGTGCCTCGGCATCGAAGCGTTCCTCCGCCGCAGCCTCCTGGCCCTAGGGCTGTGCATCTGGGCTGTAGCGGTCACGATCTCATTGCTCGGCGCCTACGCATAGCGAAAGGCCCCACGCGCACCAAGCCAGGAGCGGAGCGTGGGGCCTTTCGGTATTACCGGAAAAGTCAGTCTTCGTCGTAGTCGTCAGTGTTCGCACCGTTGGTGTTCACGCCGACCTTGGGCTGCTGTACCCGGAACGGGGAGCCAACCGCCTGCAATGAGGTACGCGCGTTGACGTCCTCCACAATGCGGGTAACCGCCCTGTCCAGGGTGTGCTGGTCCGAGCCCTCCTTGGCCTCGGCCATGATCTCCAGCTGGGGCCGTAGACCCGCCGCAGCGTCCACCAGGTCCTGAGTCTCGATCAGACCAGGGGTACCACCGTTGCGGGCGATCGTGTACCGCATGGCCCGCTCGATGGCCTCCAGGGCGAATGCGGGTACGAGCCCATCGAACGCCTCAGCGATCTTGTCGTAGTCCACCTCGCCGAGCAGGTTGGTTGGCACCGCAACCTGAACGAGCTTACGGAAGCCCACCGCATCCATCTGTCCGATCGGGACGATGGCGTCGATCCGACCCGGGCGCAGTACACCCTTCTGGATCTTCTCGACGTGGTTCGTGGTGAACCCGGCGATGATCTCGTTGCCCTTGGCGCTGATGCCGTCCAGGACATCCAGGAGCTGGCTCAGGTGTGAGCTGGAGCCACCCTTGGCCACCACGTCGATGTCCTCGTACCACACCACTGCTGGGGCGTAGAGCCGCGCCGTCTTCAGTACGTCGAACAAGTCGTCCTTGCCTGGCCGGGCCAGGATGAACGTCCAGCCGTTACGTACCGCCTCCTGCGCGGTCAGGATGCCGCACAGCGACTTGCCGGTGCCGTACGGACCTTCCACAAGCACCGCTCGCTTGAGGGAGATGCCCAGGTCGCGCATGGTGTCCGCGTGACGGATCAAGGTCCACAGGTTGGCGTCGAGCTGGGTCAGCACCTCTTCCGAGTAGATGACCTTGCGCGGGTCGACCTGGAACACGTCCTCGAATCCGGGCTCCTGCGCTCCGTTGATCGCCTTGCCCTTGTAGATGGAGTTGTCCTTCAGCTCCTGATCCACGATCGAGAAGAAGGCGTGAACACGCGCCTCGTGCTTCTTCGGCGCCTCCACGTACAGGGTGAAAAGGATCCCCAGCTCAGGGTCCCTGGTGAAGCCGAGCGTAAACGTCGCCTCCAGCGGAGGGAACATCACGTCACCCCAGGGCACCTGCATCGTCTCGGTGGGACTGATGGAGATGGTTCGGATCTCCGGCTTGTACTCCTCGCCGAAGAACCCGAAGGTCGACTTGCCGATACCCATCGACCCAAAGACCTTCATCATGGTCCGCTGGAAAGCAGCTGCGCCGTCGAACGGCCGGTACTGGAAGACCTTGGAGAAGTTGAACGCCTTCTGCTGCGCCTTCTCGTAGTCAAGCAGGTACTTGGCCGCCGCGCCGATGTTGCCCTCCATGTGCTTGGGGAGGACAAACTTCTCTCCTTCGAAGATCAGGGCCTCATCGCTGACCTGAAGCCGCCCAAGTGCATCGAGCTGCTCCAGGATCGCGGCCCGGATCTTCTGGTCCGCGCTGATCTTCTTCGCCGTCCGCTGGCTGAGTGACACCAGATCATCAACGGAAAATGTTGCGTTTGCAGACAACTTGTCTCCTCTGCTCTCTCCTCTGGTTGTCTTCATGTACCCGAGGGTACCCCCCTAGTAAGATGACCGTCAACTTTCTACGGCATGCCAACCCTTGATGTTCATCAAGGGCCAAGATCCGAGGTGGTCCCGGCCTCCGCTATAGGTCCGATCCCGGTACAGCGACAGGACCCCGTCGTGAACCAGTAGGTGGTCCACGAACTTGATCTCCTTAACTTCCTTGTCGGTGAAGGTGATCGTGACCGTCCTCATGCACCAGCCTCCGGGGTCATCGTCCAGAAGTTCCCGAACACCATCCGCCGGCCCTGGTACCACCCCCACACATGCCAGCCACACCGTGCCTCGCAAATGAGCACCGGCAACTTCTTCCGGCCCGTCTCGCTGATCTCGCCAGCAGTTAACGGCCACTCCTCGGCCACAAGCCCCATCGATCCGCACGAGGGGCACCTAGCTCTTGCCAGGTTCAACCTGCTCTCCGCCATGGACCACCCTCCTAAGATGAAGAACCGCCACCAGTCGCCGTCCCCCGACAACGACTGATGGCGGTTCGTGGAGAAGAAGGGAATCGAACCCATCGCAGCGATCTTGCAAGGATCACTCGCGTACCCAGCGCCATCCCCATAAGCACAGGTGCCGTGTGTGCGTGAACCCAGCGAGGTTTCGGCACCTGTGCAGCGACTACGACGGGACTTGAACCCGCACCCTCCACCTTGACGGGGTGGTGCCCTACCTATTGGGCTACGTAGCCAGGGTGTGCACGTACATGCTCAGAGCTGCCGGCCCACACGTACGTGCACACGTCTATCATACAAAACCACTCCACCGGCCTGAGCAACGAACGGACGACCGGGTTCGAACCGGCAACCGCCTGCTTGGAAGGCAGGAACTCTACCCATTGAGTTACGTCCGCGTGAAAACTATCAGTCATCAGGCCCGGTGCACGGCGCCATCGCCAGAGCCTGATCGCGCCACTCGATCTCGCAGTAGTAGCAGCCCGGACCTGCGGTGTTCAACAGGTCTTCGTTAGTGAGCAGCTGAGCGTTGTCGGGATGTACCACCGTGGGATCCACCCGGAACGCTGCCAGCAGCACCCAGAGATGCTCTCGCCTGATCGGGTCATAGACAGGCATCTTCTCGTCTTGGTCATCATCATCAAAAAAGTCCATGCGGAAGATGAGCGATTCGAACGCCCGCCCGGTTGCCCGGGACTACGGCTTAGCAAGCCGCTGCCTTACCACTCGGCCAATCTTCCGGTTGTTGCAACTTACCGGGTCATCACATCAGTTCCCAGCGAATCACCTCGTAACGGCCGTAACCCTGAGAGCGTGAGGCTCCGATGCCCTGCTCCTGGCCGGTGAGCCACAGTAGCGCCCACTGCTCATCGGTGAACTTGACGTCGGTCGCCACGTTGAAGGAGATCTTCACATCCTCCACGTACTCCTCGTACTGGATACCGGAGCCACGCCAGGTGTGCACGAACCGCTGGTTGATACCGGTGGGCTCGGTGACCCCCAGCGGGATGATCGACTCCTGAACTGACACGTGCTCAGCCAGGAACGACTTCGTCACCTTGCCTGAGGTCCGCTCAGTGCCAGACTTGATCAGCAACCGGACCTTGCCGTCCTTATCGAAGGACCAGCGGCCGTTGGGCCAGCGAATGTTGCCGGCCTCCTTGATCCCGGCCTTCACGTACCGTCCCTCGATGTACAGGACGTGCGGACCAGCGGAGCATTTTGAAACTCCCTCTGGTGGACACTGTGAGCACCGCTGTCGCTTGAAGCCGTTCAGGTGCCGGTTCTCTGAGACGGTCTCGATGGCAACGTCGGCGGTGACTCCTCGCTCGGCCATGATCTCCGCAGCGGCCTCACGGATCAAGTCATCCTTGTCGATGCCCAGTTTGCTCTTGAGCCATCCCTCAGCAACGTTGGGGTCCGTTGGGGTACCACCGTTGATGATCGGGATGCGGAATTCCGCTGCGTAGACGTACGGGTAAGCCTGAGGTTTCCAGGCTTCAAAAACTCCCACATTGACTCCTTTAAAATTTAAGTGGGATGGGTCGTCGGCATGGGGAGGTTCGGCATGGGGTGGGTCGTCGGGACGGGTCGGACAGGGCCGGCACGGCGAGGAACGGGTAGTCGGGAGGGCTGGAAATGGGGCGGGGTAGGTAGTCAGGAGCGAGGTGAGGTGGGAGGG